CCCTCTGTAACCTGCTCGCCAACATACCCAACCTCACCAAACGTGAGTGTTGGGGTTGTGAACTCCACCGTTGTCGATGGCATTGTAAGCGATTGTTCACTATTCGCCTGGACGCTCACATCCGCGCCCATTGTTGTTGTTGCACTATTACTAGTTGTAGTCCTAATAATTTAACCACCCCCAAAGAACTACTGGGGAAGGCGATCCCGCTTAACGTACGCGGGAGGTCACGGTTTTTCGATGCTGGAAAATTTCTAACCAGGTTACCACAAGGGCTATCGGCTTTATCTTGCCGGGTGTAGTTTAACGTCTTCACCAAGACGGTCAGAGAAGGATTATCTATAGTCCTTTGCACGTAGCTCAACCATCTGTCGCCAGTTGGGAACCACATACAATTCACCTTGTAATACTTCCTCCTCCCGGATATACTCTAAACCTTTACAGTATAAGTCTTCCCCATAATGCCACAATTCTAAAAGAACTGCGTTCATAATGGAGGTACGTATCTCTAAAGTCTGGACCTTGGCATCGGTCCACTTAACCATATTGATTATAGAATCCATGGCCAAAGGGGCCATGACACCTGCGTGTCCTCTCTTAAAAGTCCTTTTAAGATAGGTCACGTTATCCCAAGTTACCTCAAGGGAATCATCTTTAAATGGTGAGGTGTAAACCATCCTCCAGTTATCGTAAAAGAACTTCTGGAGGTATGCCATATCATACTTCTCAAATTTAGCCGGGACAGTTAGAATCGAATCATCTCCTGTAAAGGAGCATCTAACTTCATCCCAGTCCTCTTCAGAGAAGAGGGCTACGAATGCCCTTTTGTGAATATTCCAATTCGCAAAGCTGTTGAAGAAAAAGGTAATGTATGAACCACTACTTGTTCCCCACCATCTCATAAAAACGAAACACCCGCAAATATGAACTCCCATGAAATTAGCCCAGATAATAATTGTCGTTATTTCTGGACAAACGTTGAGCATACATAACTCTATAAAATCCAACGTAACGTCAAGTTTGACGCTAATATCAAATTTACTAAAGTCACCTGCTCTTAGAACACGTTTATCACGGGGATCG